CGTGTACCAGGAGGTGCAGGTCAACTGGGGCGGCAACCGTGCGGACATCGTGGCCGTCCAGGGACCGGTGGTGCGCGTCATCGAGGTCAAGACGTCGTTCACCGCGGCCCTCCTCGAGCAGGCATGGTTCTGGACCCACTACGCCAACCTCGTGCACGTCGCAGTTCCGTACGAAAAGACTTCGTCCCGTGTCCGCGGCCGATCCATTCTCAAGCACTTCTGCCGCGAGCAGGGGATCGGCGTGTACGGGGTCGACGAGGCGCACAAGTACATCGTCGGCGAGTACCAGGCGGGGATCCGGGTCACCGAAACCGAGGAAGCGCGGTTGCGTCGGCGCGTCGGTGACCACCTCCGGTCGTCGCTGCGCGAGGAGCACAAGGAGTGGGGCGAGGCCGGGAACGCGCACAACCGGTACTGGACCCCGTTCAAGGGAACGTGCGAGGCGTGGCGGCGACACGTCGAGGCCCACCCGGGATGCACGCTCAAGGAGATCATCGCTGCGGTGGACCACCACTACGCGTCGGACAAGGGGGCCAAGTCGAGCATGATCAAGCTGATCGAGCGCGGTGTGGTGCCCGGGATCGAGGCACGGCGGGACGGCAGGGCGTGGACCCTGTGGCCGAAGAAGGACCCGCCAAGGGTACGCGGGCGCGGACGGGCGCCCCAGGGAGAGGCACAATGAAGGAGCGTTTCAAGGAGAAGGGGTTCAGACCCGAGACGTTGGGGGTGATCGAAATCTGCGAGGAAATCCTGGACGAGTACGCGGCCGAGGGGTACGACCTCACGCTGCGGCAGCTGTACTACCAGCTGGTGGCGCGGGATCTGTTCCCAGCGTCGTGGGCGGATCCGAAGACGGGCACGAAGAACCGCCAGAAGAACTACACACGCCTCGGCAACATCGTGAACGACGCCCGGCTCGCTGGTCTGCTGGACTGGGACGTGATCGTGGATCGCGGCCGCGAAACCGAGGCCAATTCCCACTGGTCCCACCCCGGGGGGATCCTGTTCGCCGCATCGAGGTGGTTCACCATCGACAAGTGGAAGGACCAGCCGATCCACGTCGAGGTTATGTGCGAAAAACAGGCGCTCGAGGGCGTGCTGGTGCCTGTGTGCCTGGACTTGGACGTGCCGTTCACCAGCAACAAGGGGTACGCGTCCCAGTCGTTCATGTACCGCAAGGGCAAGGAGATCGACGGTGCGATCCGGGACGGGAAGAAGGTTGTGGTGCTCTACCTGGGCGATCACGACCCGTCCGGCCTGGACATGGACCGGGACGTCCAGGAGCGGCTGTGGATGTTCGCGGCCACGGATGTGCGCGACGTGGACGTGCGGCGCGTCGCCCTCACCATGCCCCAGGTCAACACCTACGGACCGCCGCCGAACCCAGCCAAGGTCACGGACAGCAGGTTCGCCGACTACCGCAAGAAGCACGGTGACGAGTCGTGGGAGCTCGACGCACTGGAGCCGCGTGTCCTCGCCGACATGGTGAAGCGGAAGATCATCGACCTGCGCGACGACGACCTGTGGGACGAGGCGGTGAACGACGAGAAGATCATGAAGACCGAACTGTCCGAGATGGCGGCGAAGTACGACTCCAAGCGGTGGTTCGACAAGTGGGAGCGGCGGCGGAGGGACAGATCATGACCGTGAAGTGCCCCTACTGCGGCGGCGACGCCGAGCTTGTCGATAGCGCCGATGTGTACGACGGGCGCAGCTACGGCCCGATCTATCTGTGCCGCCCGTGCCAGGCATGGGTCGGTGTCCACAAGGCCGGACCGCTCAAGGGGGAACCGTTGGGACGACTCGCCGACGCCGAACTGCGCCAGTGGAAGCGGCGGGCACACGACGCGTTCGACGTGTTGTGGAAGGCCAAGATGCGGACCGGATACTCAAAGGGGATCGCCCGCAGGCTTGGGTATCGGTGGCTCGCCGACACGTTGGGAATCGAGGAGCACCGCTGCCACATCGGCATGTTCGACGTGGACCAGTGTCGGCGCGTCGTGGAGGTGTGTTCCAGGAGAGGCGAATGAAGATCGACGGACCCAAACCTGACGAACCGAACAACGTGATCCCGTTTGACCCAGGGCGCGACAGGCCCGAGCAACCGTGGCTGCGCAGGGAGTACCACAAGCGGGAGAAGTGCCATCACCTGCAGGTCGTGGTGAGCGCGGAGGATCGTCGGTGCTACTGCGGCGAATGCGACGTGGAGCTTGATCCGATCGCCGTGTTGCTCGAACTGGCCCACAAGGAGCGCAACCTCTACTACTCGCGCAAGGAGGTGCGGCGGTACGAAGGCCAGGTCCAGGAGTTGAAGCGCGAGGAACGACGAGTCAAGGCGAGATTGCGGCGGGCACAGAAACGGCTTGCCGAGACGGAGGATATGATCGATGCGACCGACCACAGAACAGCACCTACGCGCATTCAGGGAGGGGCGGGACGCGTGCCGCGCCGCAGCCGGGGATCCGGCGATGGTGCGTAATCCGTACCACGTGGTGAACGAGCGGAGGCAGTGGCAGTGGTGGAACCGCGGCTGGAACGCGTTCTGGAACCCGGCATGGAGTAGGTGATGCAACTTGCGCTCGAGCTCAAGGCGCCGTCGGCGGCGGGGACGGTCCACAAGGGGCCGATCATGGACGACGAGGGTCACGATGGGTGCGATTGCTGCGCCCAGCGACTGCGTTGCGGGAAGTGCGGCGCTCGCTACCTCGGCAGGCTGTACGCGTACTTTTACCGGTACGACACGGCCGACGAGGACGGGTACAAGGTGGGGATGAACGGCACGTTCGGGGATCTGCCCGGGCCGTGCTGCCTGGAGGAGGATCCGGCCGGGTTCGCGGCCGTGGAGGAGAACGACGGTTGGGGCGAAACCCTGGTGCGCCATGGACAGCGCGTCCTGGGAGGTTGGGGTGTCCTGGAAGGAAGGATCTGGATTCCGAAGACGTGGCCCACCGGGGACTCCCCGTGGGGCAAGTAGCAGAAAGGACTCTCCGATGAGATGGACAAGAATCTTCACCTACCTGTGGACCCTGCCGTGGGATCTGCTGGTGTGGCTCGCGGCCGTGGTGGTCGCGCTCGTGACCCGCGGCAAGCTGGCCTGGCAGGACATGGGGGTGTGGGCTGTCCTCCCCCCGCGCCAGTACCAGCGCAACGACTTGGTGTGGCTCGGTATCACCCTTGGGCACGGCGGTGTCCTGTCAGCTGTCGGGTTTGGGACGCGCCACGACACGACCAGGACCGAACGACACGAGGGGGTGCACGTTGAGCAGTTCGAGGCGATGGCCCTGGCCGGCGCGGTCCTGGGCCTGATCGTGTTCATCGGGTTCGCCGCAATCGGTGCGCTCGAGGTCGGCGCGTGGATCGGATCGCTGGTGTGGTTCGGCGCGTTCCCGGCGGTGATCGGTGCGGGCCACGTCGTCGCCAAGGTGCGTGGTGAACCCCTGTACTGGGGGGCGACGCACGAGGAGGCGGCGCGGGCCATCGCGGATGTGGAGGGCGAGAAGTGACCAAGATCGAGGACCAGTGCTGGAGGAATAAGCCGCCAGGTTGGAAGGTGGTTGGCACGTGGGGCAACGCCGTCGCCTGGTACAACCGCAAGAAGAAGTTGCGGGTCCTGGCGTCGGTGGACGAGATCGATGGCGAGCGGTGGCTCCACGTGTCCCTGTCCCATCCCCGGCGCCTCCCGACCTACGACGAGCTTTGCTACCTCAAGCGGCACTGGTTCGGCGCGGACGCTACCGCGGTGGAGATCCACGCGCCCAAGGACGAACACGTCAACCACCACGAGTTCTGTCGCCACTTGTGGGCGACCCTGGACAGGAAACTACTTCCCGATATGCGTCGGGCCGTGTCCGACGACGGGGAGTTGTCGATTTGAAAGGCGCCGCAGCCAGGCGCAGAAAGGGTAAACGGATGGAAGAGGCACAGAAAAATGGGCAGTTCAAGTTCGGTCAGGAGGTGTGGATCGTGGACCCGTGGCCCGAGTGGTGCGGGATCACGTCGCGTCACGCCGACGCCGTGTACAACGAGCAGATCCGCGTTCAGCGGCTCGTGTTCCTGTCCGAGGTCAAGTACTCACCGTCGGAGCGCGGCGGCGAGTGCCCTCCGGTCAAGGAGTTGCGCCTCGGCACCCACCTCGGCCACGTGATCAACGTGGCAGTGGACCGGGTCTTCGCCGATCCCGTCATGGCCACCGAGAAGGCGCTGGACGCGATCCGGGGCAAGGTCAACGAGCTCGACCACCTGCTCCAGCGGTACAAGCAGATCGCGGTGGAGACGCGCCAAGGAGGTGAGCCGTGAGGATAATCACCAACAGCGACTTGAAGCGGGCCGTCGAGGGGTTCCTGGATCAGCACCGGAAGGACATGCCATGCGCGATCCAGGTCAACGTCCTAGACACGGTCGTCCCCGGCACCGCCTTGGTACAGCTCCAGGAGCGGCAGCCCAGTTCCGTCCCGGCGATCTTCGCCCACGGGATCGGCGTGGGCATGTTGCGCGTGGCCCGGCGCCTGGACCGTGTCCTGACAGGGAGGGGGTGACCGATGGATCCTGCCGAATACACGGCGACCCAGACCAAGATCACCGCCATCGCAGCGGTGCTGCGCGATCTGGATCTTGCGGGCTTCTTGAACGCGATCCAGCGCAGCCAGACGGTCGCGCCGATCTTCGATCCGAGCCTCTATCGAAGGGGAGCGGCCAAGCTGGACCTGATGCGTCAGACGGCTAACGCCTTGTACCGTGCCCAGTGCGAACTCCCGGACGTGAAGCAGTGGATCGAGGCGCAAGAAGAACAGGACGCGGTCGAGTCCATGATGGGCATCGTACCGCAGAGAAGGGAGGGGCCATGAAGTTCGCACGACACCCCGGCGAGAACGAGTTCCCGTGGTACGAGGCGGAGATGGAGTGGAAGCGGTCGGTGGAGCGCAACGTGTGCTGGAACAGGCGCCTGGTCTTGATCTCGCTCGCCCTCGGGGCCGGGATCGCCGGGTTCATCACTGTGGTCACCGTGGTGATGTTTTAGAGGAAAGGGTAATCCTATGTCGAAGGTACGAATGCAGTTCGATTTCACGAAGGAGGCGGCGGACAAGATGAAGGAGATCCGCAAGCGGATCGACGCCGGGTTCAACGCCGAGGTGGTGCGCCGGGCCATGTCCCTCCTGGACTACGCCACCGGCGAGGCGGCGCAAGGCAGTAAGGTCGTGATCCGGCGACCAGACGGGGACGAGCACGTGGTCCTGGTCAAGTAGGACGCACGAGCGGAAAGGGTAATCCAATGGGCAACAACTTGGACCTCAACAAGATGCTGGGCGTGCCGCGCACGGTCCAGTGTCCACGGTGCCGCCGCACAGCACCCACATTCTCCGACGACTACGACGTGGAGTGCGGCGATCCGAACCCGGACGAGGGGTTCTGGGATCTTGGGATGTACTGTCCCGAGTGCGAGCACGAGTGGACGATGCGGTTCGCGGTGGATCTCGTCCAGGTGCCACCGGAACGGCAGTGTCAGAAGGGCCGCGTCGTGATCCAGTTCGAGCGGGACAAATCTAACGAGGAAGGTGTGTCGATGATCACCGAGTCCACGGTGGAGCTCGCGCAAGGCAGCGATCCGCTGACCCAGGACGACCTCCTGGAGATCCTGGCCACGGAGGTGGGTACGATCGCGGAGGCTACCGGGATCTCGCTGGGCCAAGTCCTGACCGAGATGGCCCTGGGCCACATCGTCGCACACGAACGGTACGACGCGCCCCCCAGTTGCTGCACGTGTGGCGCCGAACTCGATCCTGGACGGTACAGGTGCGACGACTGCCAGAACCCGGTCCACGACGCCACTGAGGAGGTCGGCGATGAATGACGAGCACTTGCGATACCTTGGATGCCTCAAGCTCCTGGAGGAGTGTTCGCCGCACGTGGATGACGAGATGCGGGAAAGCATCGAAAGGGCGTTCGAAGACGCGGTGGCGGCCTCCGGTGGGACGCTGAGGATGCACCGGCTGCTGGATCGGGTTTGCATCGACGTGGCAGTCCCCACCGAGAAGCCACAGCCATGAAGTACCTGTACAAGTTCAAGAATGTCCTCACCGGCGCCGAGGCGGTGGGCTACCTGCAGGGCAGCGGCGGCACGGCCGTTCCCATCGAGGCGATCCGGGACGAAGTGCGGCGAGTCGAGGCAGGCACGATACGGTTCAGCACAAGGTTCTTCGAACCGATCCCAGGGGCGGTCAAGATCCTGCTGCGTGGCGCCGACGACAAGTCCCACGACGACCCGGCCGGGTTCACCCTCATGGCGCTCAACGGCCTCCGGGTCGAGGCGGTGGAGGAGTAGATGTCGTACAAAAGCCAACTGCTGATCGACGGCAAGCAGGTGGGGACGGTCACGCCCCCCCTGGTCCACACCACCACGATCAAGTGCGAGCGGTTCACGGCACGGCCCGGGGACGTGTCGATCCGGTGCGTCCGCACCAGGGACAGGGATCTGTTCTACGCACTGACCGACGGTGCGCGGCGGCGACTGCCCGACCTGGAGATCCGCAACGAGGACGGTCGCTTCATGCGCCTGATCCGCCCACTGGTCCTGGGAGGGTTCGGGGATCCGCCCCGTGGTCGGCGCAACTGTGTGGCGCAATCCGTTAATCTGCGCCCGGAGAGGATAGGCGACAGATGACACATCGACTTACCAGGGACCTGCGCTTCTACGGGTTCACAATCCCCGCAGGTACCGAGTGCCGCGAGCTCACCGACGCCGAACTGGCCGCGTTCCGCGAGGAGAAGTCTCACCAGTACCCAGGGGGACCTCCCGGCTGCACATGGGCGGACGCAATGCTGGAAAACGCTCACCCCATATTCTGCCAGGGCAAGGTGCGGATCCTTCAGCGCGACGACTTCGCGCCTCGATAATCTCCGGCGTATATACTTGACAGGCGCCGCCGCGATCTCGTATATACAGAGCCAACGATGTCTATACGCGAGAAACGGCGCACTGCCCAGGTCAACCTCCGACTCACACCGGAGGAGCTGACCACGATCCGCAACGCCGCGACTGCGCTCGATGTCACCGTGACCGAATTGATGGTGGGCGCCACCCTTGACAAGATCAACAGTCAAGACGGGTCCCAGTTCAAGGGGACGCTCCGGCGTCTCCTCCAGGAGCACGGCTCATGACAGCGAAGGCCAAGGGCAGTGGTGGTTCGGCCAAACCACCGGCAAAGGCTAGTAGGGGCAAATCGCCCGGCCAGGGCAAGGCACCGAAGAAGCCGGGGAAAGTCCGGGCACCGCGGATCAACGTCGCCACCTTCAACAAGCTCCAGGACGCGTTCTTCAAGGACCAGAACATCGAGAAGGCGGCGAAGGCGGCGGGCGTCGGCTGGTCCACGGCGAAATTCTACATCGACGGTGCGGGGCGGCCGAACGAGGGCATGGCGCCGATTCGGAAGGCGTTCCTGGACGTCCAGGCCGAGGCCCAGGAGCGGAAGCAGTTGACCCTGATCAGGTTCCACGAGGAACAGGCCGAGGAGTTGGACGAGATCATCCAGGTGAGCCTGGCCGAGTTGCGCCTGATCAAGGCGGAGATCCTGGTGCGGGTCAAGGAGTACCAGGACAGCGACGGCAAGAAGATCAAGACCGGCGCGTCGTTGGCGTCGGCCCTGGGGACATACGAGCGCGGGGCGCGGCTGATGGAGCGGTTCCTGGGCGGGCCGGACCAGATCCACGAGCACCGCGGCGACGACCCGTTCCGGGACTGGACCGAGGACGAGGTGGTGGAGTTCATGACGACGGGCAAGATGCCCGACCACGCGAGGTAGAGATGGCAGTGGACAGGCGCGACGAGTGGATGCAGGTGACGCGACGTGGACGTGTGCGCGTGTTCGCCATTTATGACCACCCCAGGGACTACCCGGACTGCTTCGTTGTCCGCGCCATGGAAACGGCAGGCGACATCCCGCCATGGTGCGTGGTCTTCATGATGGAAGCGAAGTTCGCCGACACACTAGAGGCCGCACGCGGCCTGTTGCCTGGCGGACTTGTGAAAGTTGGGCCGTCACCAGGGGACGACCCTGTGATCGCGGAAGTTTGGATGTGACAAGGAGAGGCAGATGCAACAGCCACAGATGAAGATCGAGTTGGGGTCCTACGCCAAGGACGTCATCACCGGGTTCGAGGGGATCATCATGTCCTACACGTTCCACCTGACCGGGTGCGACATGGTGGCGTTAAAGCCCCGTGACCTGGACAAGGATGGGAAGGTCAAGGACGCGTTCTGGTGCGACTACACGCGCGTCGAGGTGATCAGCGGGCCGCCGCCCGAGATCCAGAAGGTCCTGGCGGCAGCCGCCGCCCAACAGCCGACGGACACGGGGTGCACCGGCGAGGAGTGCCCCGAGACGAGGGAGGTGTGACGTGGGTGATGGACCAGGCAAGAACGTTGCCCTGGAGATGCTGTGGGAGGTCATGGGCGCCAAGGACGCGCAGATCCTGACCACCAAGCACCCCGAGATCGTGCGGCGGTTCGGTGCCCTGATCGAGGACAGCGCCGAACGGGGGCGGTTGCGGCGGTTCCTGGGGATCCCGGACCACGCCACCGTTCGCAACCTGGACGAGCGCGTCGTGTTCACCACCCCGGAAACGTGCGCTACCGACAACGAGGTGCCGCCCACGGCGGTGGTGGACTACCTGTGCGGCCGCGTGGCCGCGCTCGAGGAGGAGCTGGCGCAGACCAGGGCGCGTCGGGCCGAGGCGGTGAACAGGATCGAGGAACAGCGTGTCGAGCGCCAGGAGATGATCGGCAGGATCGAGGAGATCGTGACCTACCTGGGCGAAGTGCGCGACAAACGGGACGCGTTGCGCCGTGTCCTGGTCGACCTCAAGCGCGAGGTGGGGGAGGGATAGGTGATGCCGTCCAAGGACGCGGGAACATTCACGATCCGTGTGGAACGCGGCCGGTGGCCGTGGACCGTGGATATCGTGGTGTACGACCGCGCCGGCGAGGTGGTGGAGAGGTGGCGCGACAAGCGTTTGGAGTCGACCCCGTGGTGGGTTTGCCTGTGGTGGCGGATCCTGGACAGACTGGAGGGACCATGACCACCATCGACGAGGCACTTGGAATCGAGGTCAGGATGCGGCGGGCCGTGCCGCGTCAGTTCGAGGCGGATGCGACCAAGCTCCCCGGGTCGCCACCTATCGGCCGCGGTTCCTCGGAGGCGGAGGCCAAGTTCGATCTGCTGGCCAAGCTGGCGTGGGACCGCGTCTATACGCGACCGACCTACGCGGCGATCGTGGACCGCCTGTTGCGGGCGGCGTGGAACGAACAGTGTTCGGTGCGGCGAGAAGCAGCCCCAGGGATCCGGGTCACCGCGGCGGACGATCAACGGCCCCAGGCGGCCGAATAAACGACGGGAGAGGCGCGATGATCAAGGCGAACGTCAGTGTGCACGATGTGATCGAACTGCTCAACGACTTGGTGGAGCGGGACCGGGACGGCATGGGGGTCCTGGTCAACACGCGGATCGCGGTGGAGCCGCCGGTGGCTCACCACCCAACGGTCCAGGTGCTGTTCCACAAGGCGGACGACGGGCGCACCCTGTACCTACTGGGCACGTTGGGCTTGCTCAACGGCCTGTTCGGTGTACAGGACAAGACGGGCGTCGGCGCCATCGCGGCCATCTACGAGGTGACGTGTCAGGAGTGCGGACTCCAGGCCAACACGGGACAGCGCGTTGGTGAGGAGTGCAAGGGGTGCGGCGGCCCACTGGTCCCGGGTCAGCTGGTGGAGTTCGCCCTGACAGACGCGGCCCAGGAGGATCTGGAACCGTTGCCGTTCGACGGCGGCGATGACGTCGGCCCTGTCGCGTTCGACGGGCCAGGCGAGGTGGAGGACTAGATGCACAGTATCAGCAAGGAATTCAAATTCGAGGCGGCACACCGACTGCCACTCCACGAGGGTGGATGCCGCAACCTGCACGGCCACAGCTACCGCGTCGTCGCCCATCTCGAGGGGGCCGAGTTGCGCCGTGTCGGTCCCTCCACCGGCATGGTCGCCGATTTCAAGGACCTGTCCACGGTGGTGCGCGGGATCCTGGACGAGGGGAAATGGTGCGGCGCGGACACGGTGCCGTGGGACCACGCCGTGATCCTGTGGGAGCAGGATCCGCTCCTGGAGGTGCTTCGTGCCGCGGACCTGGACCTGCGGGTCGTGGTGATGATCAACATGCCAACCGCTGAGAACATGGCCACCCTGCTCGCGTCGATGATCGCCAGGGGGTTGGCAGAGATCCCGGTGGTCGGCGCGGACGTGATCAGGGTGGACGTGTGGGAGACGGAGAAGTCGTGCGCCACGTGGGAGGCGGACTACGAGGAGGCGATCAAATGACAAAGCCGACAGAAGCAAACGCGCTCGCCGCGGTTCGGACCATGCTGGAGTACATCGGGGAGGACCCGGAGCGGGAGGGGTTGGTCGACACGCCGAAGCGCGTGGTCAAGTCCTGGAAGCACCTGTTCGGCGGCTACGACAAGAAGCCGGAGGGGATCCTCCAGACCGCGTTCGCCAGCGACAGCTACAACCAGATGGTGTGCCTCGGTCCCATCGAATACTGGTCCACGTGCGAGCACCACATCCTGCCGTTCTACGGCCACGTCTATGTCGCCTACCTGCCGGACAAGAACGGCAAGGTGGTGGGCGTGTCCAAGCTGGCGCGTGCCGTCGAGGTGTATGCACGCCGCCTCCAGATCCAGGAACGGATGACCGACCAGATCGCGGAAGTCGTGGAGAACACCGCAGGTGCCCTGGGCGTGGGCGTGCTGGTCCGGGGTCGTCACCTGTGCATGGTGGCGAGGGGGGTGGAGAAACGGGAAGCATGGATGACCACAACGGCCCTGCGTGGACGGTTCCTCGAGGACCCACGCACCAGGGGCGAGTTCATGGCCTTCGCGGGCCGGGAGGGGTAGGAGATGAAACGAGGAGCGGTGATCCTACTGTCAGGCGGGATCGACAGTACCACGTGCCTGGCGCGGCTACAGAACATGCACCTGATCGACCCGGAGGAGATCGTCGCCCTGATCTTCGACTACGGCCAGACGTTGCGGCGCGAGCTCGACGTGGCCGTGGACAACGCCCAGAAGTACGGCGCCCACCCCAAGATCGTGCGGGTCGACCTGGGGTGGATGGCACCGGAGTGCGGCCTGTTGAAGGGCAACACCGAGGCGGTCAAGGGGCTTCCGAAGGGGCGCGGTCGTGGCCAGATCGAGGATGGCGGTACGCCGCCCAGCTACGTCCCGTTCCGCAACGGGATCTTCCTGGCCTACGCGGTCGGATTCGCCGAGGCCCACGGGATCAACAGCATCTACCTGGGCGCCAACGGGTTGGACAGCGGCAACTACTGGGACGACCGTCTGGAGTTTGTGGAGGCGATGGAGCGTGCGGCCCGGGAGGGCACCGACCCGTCGTTCCATCCGCGGATCTGCGCCCCGTTCGCCACCTGGCCCAAGGCCAAGATCGTGGACCTCGGTCGCAAGCTGGGCGTGGACTACGACGCCACGTGGTCGTGCTACTTGGACGGGGAGGCCCACTGCGGCGAGTGCGACTCGTGCCGCCAACGGGAGGACGCGTTGTGGGCCGGCGGCTGGTACGACGGGGAACAAACAGTCAAGACCCCGGACCAACTGGCCTACGACCGGGCGCACCGGGACGAGAGGGGGCACAACTGATGCTGTACAAGGTCCACGAGATCGTGCGGTCGATCCAGGGCGAGGGCGCCAGGATCGGTATTCCCACCACGTTCCTGCGTTTCAGCGGGTGCAACCTCAACTGTCCGTTCTGCGACACCAAGGAGCACACGAATGGCCGCGACATGTCCCTTCAGATGATCCTGGACGAGGTCGAGGAGTTGGGGTCCGACGTGGTGTCCCTGTGCGGCGGCGAACCCGCGCTTCAGGTCGACAACGTCCTGGTCCGCGCACTCCACGCGCTCGGCGCCATGCTCACCATCGAAACCAACGGCACGCTTGCCGTGGCCGAGGGGATCGACTACGTGGTGGTCAGTCCCAAGGTCGGCCCGTCGCGTCTGATCGAGAACTTCAGCCGCCCCGTCGCCGAGTTGAAGTATATCGTGGAGGCCGGGTGCAAGATCCCGGTGCCACTGATCGCCGCGGACAACTACTTCCTGTCCCCCGCGTACGACGGGGACCGGGTGGTCCAGGAGAACGTGGACTGGGCGGTGCACCTGATCGAGGAGAACACTAGCGAGATTCCCTGGCGGCTCAACGTCCAGGCGCACAAGGCGTGGGGGCTGTCATGAGGGTGTTCGAGGTCGTGATCAAGCGCCAGGATCTCGAGGCGGTGATCGAGACGCTGTATCCCAACGTCCTGATCAGCTACGTCTACGCCCAGCGGTTCCTGCCCACCGTGGACCTGCTCGATGACAGGTTCCACTTCTTCCTGGACAGCGGCGCCCACAGCGCCAACACCCTGGGCATCGAGATCGACATCGACGAGTACATGAAGTTCATCGCCGACCGGTCCCACATAATCGACGTGTACGCCGGGCTGGACGTGATCGGGGATCCGGTGGCCAGCGCGGAGAACCAGCGTGTCATGGAGGAGGCGGGGTTCGCGCCGTTGCCCACCTACCACTTCGGGGAGCCGATCGCGGTGCTTGAGGAGTTGGCCGAGCGATACGAGTTCTTCTGCCTGGGCGGTGTGGTGGGCAAGAGCGACGCGGCGAAGATCATCTGGCTCGACGACCTGTACGCCCGGGTCCTGGCCAAGTACCGGGACACCCGCAAGATCCATATGTTCGGCGTGGGCAGCGAGAAGATCCTGCGCCGCTACCCGTTCTACTCCGCGGACTCGTCGGCCGGTTCCCTCCAGGCGGGCAACAAGACGTGGCACATGCAGGACGGGCGCACCTACAAGCTGCGGGACCTGGCCGAGAAGGGACTCAACACCGTCGAGGCTGTGCTCGCCGCCCAAGTGGAACAACGCGAGGACCTGGCCGGCGCCGAGAAGTGCAAGGTGCGGTTCACGCGGTGGCTGATGAAACGACACCGCCTCCAGGAGTCCGTCACGTCGATGTGGCGCGAGCGCGGGATCGAGTGGAACGACCAGACACGCGCCGACACGGCGCCACAGGAGATGTGCGATGGCCAAGCTCAATGACCCGCGATGGATCGAGTTGCCCGTGGGCAAGCTCGTAGGCGCCGATTGGAACTACAAGGTGGAGGACCCAGACCAGGCCGAGAAACTGATCGCCAACATCAAGCGCAACGGTCAGGTGGAGAACATCCTGGTGCGCGAGTTGGACACGGGGTTCTTCGAGGTAATCAACGGGAACCACCGCCTCGCCGCGTTCAACCACCTCGGGATCAAGAAAGCGGTGTGCTTCAACTTCGGCCCGATCACCGACTCCCAGGCGTGGCGGATCGCCATCGAGACGAACGAGACGAAGTTCAAGCGCGACGACGCCAAGCTGGCGGTCCTGATCAAGGAGATGACCAGCGGCAGCGGCGCCGAGTTCAACGTGGCCGACCTCAACACCACGATGCCGTTCGACCGGGAAACCCTGGAGGGGTTCTCCCAGATGGTGGACTTCGACTGGAACGCGTTCAAGAAGGCCAACGACGAGCAGCTGAAGGCCCTCCAGGAGAAGAAGGACGCGAAGTCCAACGTGACGATCACCGTGGAGGCGACGTGTCCAGAGTGCGGCCACAAGTTCCAGGTGAGCGGCAAGAAGAAGTAGCGTGGACGCGGCAATCCACAAGGACTTCCGCCCTCCTGTGGGCCACCTCCCGCGGCTGGTCGCGGACAAGTTCATCCGTGCACCGTCCCGGGACAGGCTGATCAAGCGTGCCGTGGCGATACGCAACCACCACATCGCCCTCGCTCGCAAGTCGGCGTCGGCGTTCATGGAGTACGCGTTCCTGGACGAGTCGAGCCGCCTTCCCTACGCCCAGCAGTGGTTCCACGACGAGTGGCACCAGGCCTGGGATCGGTATCAGCGGGTCATGGTGATCGCGCCTCGTGACCACGCCAAGACCAGCAACGTGGTGGGGCGCGTGATCTGGGAACTGGGCAACAACCCGAACCTGCGGACCAAGGTGGTGTGCGCGAGCGACGGCCGGGCCAAGGAGCGCCTGTTCGAGATCGACCAGCACATCACCACGAACCCCCGTGTCCGGGAGGTGTTCCCCGACCTACGGCCGAACCCAGACGCGCCCTGGAACGCCCACCGTCTGGTCCTGATGCGATCCGCGAGGCACAGGGACGCGTCGGTGGAGGCCCTGGGCATCACCTCCACGGCGACTGGCGGCCGCGCCGACCTGCTGATCGCCGACGACGTGGTGGACCGCCGCAACGCCCTCACCTTCCCGGCCCTCCGCGAGCAGATCAAGCAGGCATGGAAGGCGGACTGGACCAACCTCCTGGAGCCGGACAGCCGCGTCTGGTACATCTGCACGTTGTGGCACCCCGGGGACCTGTCCCACGAGATCATGGGCGGCAGCACGTACAAGGTGCTGCGGTACGACATCGACGCCAACTTCGGCGCGATCTGGCCGGACAAGTGGAGTGAGGCCGCGCTGCGGATGCGGTTCGACGAGATCCAGAGCATCGAGTTCAACCGTGCCTTCCGCAACCAGGCGATCGACATCGAGTCCGCGCTGATCCGACCGGACTGGTTCGAGTTCAGCGACCTGCGCCAGGACCAACGGTTCGCCGAGTTGGTGGAGCAGGATCGGTTGGTGTTCTTCACCAGCTACGACCCCGCCGGCACGCCGAACCCACGGTCCAAGACCAGCAAGCAGCAGGACTACACTGGGTGCTGCGTTGGCGCGATCGACCAGGAGCGCGGGGTCCTGTACATCGTGGACGCCTGGCACCAGCGGATGTCGGTCAAGACCCTGGCCGACGTGATCCACGCCGAGGCGCAGACATACGATCCGTGGCTGGTCCTGATCGAGAAGATCGGCCTGTCCACCGTGGACGAGTGGGTGATCAACGAGCACCCCGAGATGGAGGGCCACATCAAGGTCACCAAGCCCAAGATCAGCAAGCAGATGCGCCTTCTCGGCGCCACCCCGTTGCTGGAAAAGGGCAAGGTGGTGTTCTCGGCCCACCTGGACCCGAACGGCGGTCTGTTCGACGGCAGCCGCGGCAGCCTTGTGGACGAACTGATCGAGTTCCCGTTCGGCAAGCACGACGACATGGTGGACGCCTTTTCGCAGCTGGTCGGTGCTGCACGGACGCACTTCCTTGACGTGGACGCCGACGGGGGGGAAGATGTAATGGAGATCCACATCGGCGACGAGGACGAGCATGAGTACCCGTTCTAAATCCACGACCATGCGCGATGTGGAAACCGGCGCGGAGTACAGCCGCTACGACAACGGAGACGTGACCGTGACCACCGAGATTGCACAGCACCCCTACCGCGCCCTCGCGGGCAAGGCATTCGTCACCCTGGACGACACCGTGATCGCCGCGGTCAACGACGACCAGTGGGAGCGGGTCCTGGGTCTGCGCCTGGGCCTTCCCGGGGGCACCGAGGTGGACGTGGACGACGCCGAGCTCGAGCGTGCCCTCGAGGACATCGAGGAGTGCGACGAGGTGTGGGAGGAGGCGGTGGAGATCCGACCGGACCTGTTCACCGGCGGCCCCGACCACATGGAACTCCTGGTGCCGTGCGTGGTCCGAGACGGGGACCTGCCGCCCGTCCGCGTCCTGATCCCGACCGGAACCCTACGTGACCACTTCCAACGGGCAGAACCCGGCACAGGGACGCACGTGGACAGGAAGACGAAGTGCCGTCACCACCACAAGGACTTCGGCAAGATCAAGTGCCGCGGCTGTTTGCGGCGGTGGTGGCAGGGACGGGTCAAGGAACTGGAGGGTGACGATGACCAAGCGTGATCAGGCGCCGCCCCGTGTGCGGCTCGCCAAGCACGTGGATCTGGCCAAGGCCAAGCCCGGGTGCAAGCGGTGCAACGGCCGCGGGATCGTGGGGTACAAGAACGCCGACCTGGGCGACGGCAACGGGCCGCAGCAGATCCCGATCATCTGCCGGTGCGTGAGCCGGGCCGACGGCGGTGTCCAGCCCGACGAGTTCGACAGGATCATGAAAGAGGCGGCGCAGCAGATCGACGACGGGGTGTTCCACGAGCACCTCCTCGCGGACTTTCACGCGGCACCGGACGAGCAGAAGCCCCGGATCCTGGCCGCGTTCTTCCGGGACGTGGTGGACGACCGCAAGGCCAAGGCGTCCAAGGACGCGGTCAACAAGGTCCTGGAGCTGATGCACCGACGCAAGGACTGGAACGACCTTCGGGTGGCGGCGACGCGGATCCTGATGCGACAGGCCGCCGACCCACTGGCCGACCAAGACGCGCGGGACCTGGCGCAAAAGGCGATGGCCGCGTCCCGAGCTTCGATGAACTGAGGAGGACCACATGGCGATGCCAGAGATCAGAGTGTATCCGTTCGACGAGAACCCGGTAGGTTCGCTGCCCCTGGGCGCCGGCCACGAGCACGACGTGCGCCAGATGTCGGATAAGGGGTACGAGTACCAGACCGACGTGGGCGTGGTGGCTGTGTTCGACCTGGAGGGGTCGGTGGCCGGTGACGTGTGGACCACGATCCAGGCGGGCCTGGGACCGGCGGACGCACAGGGCGTGATCCCCGCGCAGTACAACTACGTGCGGGTCAACGGCACCAACGCCGGGGTCCTCAACGGCGCCGAGCTCAAGATCGCCGGCAAGGTTCTGTGATGGGGGGTCCCGCGAAAAGAGGCGGGGCCAAGGGCGGGCGCACCGCCAAGGGCAAGACGGACGACACCGGGTTCGTGGTGGACATCCGGGAGGTCCTGGCCAAGGCAGCGGTGATGACCGGCCGCTCCGTCGACGAGAGTCAGGCGATCAGTGCCCTGGACCGTCGGCGCGAGGTGTACGGTGACGCCGGCGCGGTGGAGCCACCCTACGACCCCGAGTCCCTTCTCAACTACATCGAGCTGACGCCGCACGTCGCGCCCAACATCGCCGCCTATCAGACCAATATCGAGGGATATGGTTTCCAGGCCGTGGTGTGCGAGTCGTGGATGGAGGACCTGGACAGCGAGGAAGCCACCGAGGCGATCCGCAACGCGCTCCAGATCGAGCGGTGGGTCGAGGAGGAGGAAGCCGCCCTGGACGCCGCGGAGAAGGCCGACGAGGACGAGCCGGATCCTGAACTGGACCCCGACGCCGGCGAGCCGGTGGACGAGGACGACGATGGGGAGGTCACCGACCAAGAGATCGACGACGTCCGCGAGCAGTTGCGCGTTGCGTTGCGCCGAGAGCAGTTCCTGTTCGAGGCGTTCTTCAAAACGTGCTGCAGCGCGATGTCGTTCATCAAACTCCGCCGGGTCACCCGGTACGACATCGAGGCGCACGGGTGGGGCGCGTGGGAGATGCTGACCGACGGCTACGGCCGGTTGAAGCGCCTCAACTACATCCCGGGCTACACGGTGCGGCCGCTGCGAGACCAGGGGGAACTGGTCGAGGTCACCGAGCCGGATCCGGTCACACCCTTGTCCGAGGGACGCGAGGTCCTGGTGCACCGTCGGTTCCGCAGGTACGTCCAGATCGTCGGGGACCGCAAGTCCTACTACAAGTCCCCAGGCGACCCACGGGTGATCAGCGCCACCACGGGCACGGTCTACAAGTCGGTCCAGGAGATGCGGCGCCCCGAGGAGGACGGCGGCGAGGGCAAGGATGCGAAGGAAGCGAACGAGCTGATCTACATCCCGCTCCACGATCCGCGCAGTCCGTGTCCGCCACCACGGTGGATCGGTAACCTCCTGGCCGTCCTGGGAGTGCGCGAGGCCGACGAGACGAACTACTTCTACCTGGACAGCAGCGCGATCCCTCCCGGGATCCTGTTTGTCGGCGGCGGCAAGGTGCCACGGGACATGAAGGACCGCCTCGAGCAACGTATGACCCAGGAGTTCGGCGGGTCCGAGAACCGCCACAAGATCCTGGTCGTGGAGGCGCACCCCATGAAGCAGAAGGGTGAGGAGCGCACCCTGATGCCCACGATGGAGTTCGAGTCCCTGCGATCCGCACAGCAGAGCGACGCCACCTTCACCAACTACGACGAGCGCAGCGCGGATCGGATCGGCGCCTCGTTCCGGTTGCCACCGATGTTGCGTGGCTACACCCCGAAGAACCTCAACCGTGCCACGGCCATCGCGGCGTTGTCATTCGCGGAGGAACAGGTTTTCGAGCCGGAGCGCGAGGACATCGACTGGGTTGTGAACAAGTACATCCTGCCCAGGATCGGCGTTGTCCTGCACCGGTTCCGGTCCAACTCCCCGCCGACACGTAGCCCCGAGGAGATCGCGGATCTGATCAAGGTGGCGGCCCCCCACGGCGGTCTTTTGCCCTACGAGATCCGCACGTTGCTAGGCGACGCGCTCAACCGTGGGCTGGCCAAGGTCGAGGAGGAGTGGAGCCGGTGGCCGATGCCGATGACCCTTGCAGGGATCGGGGAGGGCGGCCAGGTCGTACCAGAGGAAGGGGACGAGGAGAGGTGGCAACGATGGCGCAACTGACCAACCAGCTGAACCAGTTGGCCAAGCGGGTCGAGGCGATCCTCACCGACGAGTTGCGCCAGGCCGGGTTCGACATGGACCTGTCAGCGGAGTTCCGGGACGTGGACGACCTGGAGGCGGAGGAGGACGATGAGTAGCCTGTTCGACGCCGCCAAGGATCCGTCAGTCCACGTCGGGGACTACTTCATCAACCTGGCGATCGACGAGGCAGGCGAGCCGCACCCGATGCGCCGCGTCCGTGTCGCCGAGGTGGACGACACAGGCATGATCCGCCTCACGTCCGCCATCTCTGGCCTCGGCGGTATGGAGCGGGTCGTCTCTCCTGCCACGCTGGGCCGCGAATACAGGAGAGATCAATGACAGCGGAGAAACTCACCAGCGATGACATCCAAGGGATCCTTAACGGGATGGACCACCCCGTCGTGGAGAAGATCAACGAGCTTGTGGACCTCGTGAACGCGGGCGGGATCATGCAGGATCTCCAGAGTGTCCTGGACGTGGGCAGTTCGGCGGTCATGTCCATGCCACTGGACATCGACATCGGCGCCCTCAACGCGCTCGACCTGATCGCGGGACTCGGAACGGTCCACGGTGCGTTCGACATATCGAGCATCGACGTGTACGGCCCGGCATACCCACCACGGGATCCAGGGGCCACCCTTGGGCCGTCCTCGTTCGCGGCTGGATTCCTCAACGACGTGTCGGGGTACGCCGCGGCCGCGTTGGCCGGCCAGTCCGAAGCGTCTGGATCCTACGCGATGACCCGAGGCGAGGAGAACGAGGCCAAGGGATGGGGCGCGACCGCCCTCGGCTACAAGTGCAAGGCCAACGAGGGGTATGCGCTCGCCATCGGCATGGAGTGTGAAGCGACGTACTGGAGCGCGGTTGCGATCGGCGGATTCTGTAAGGCGACCGCCGCCACTGCCGTCGCGATCGGCAACGGATACTGGAGCGGCGCCACGATCCGCTACCTGCAGGCCCTGGGGCAAGGGTCCTACAACTTCTCCACGGTCAACGGTTCCTACGGTGCGGCCCAGACCGGTGCGGCGGCGACACGGTGCGGGATCTGGGGCGGCCTCAACCACGAGATCAAGGCTGGTGCCACCGAGGCGCAGATCATCGGCGGTCGGACGGTGGTAATGGAAGCAACCGCCGACAGGTCGGTGGCCATCGGACTGAACGGGGCGACGATCACCGACCCCGACAAGGTGTACCAGCGCAACCTCAACATCTGGGACGACCCGGCCCAGGACGACGCCCTGACCCACATCCTGGCACGCGACCCCGCCACCAAGGAGACGAAGTACGTGGACAAGGGCGCGGTGTCGATGCACCTGGGCTACGGCATTACGGGCGACCGGCCCGGCGGCCTGGGGGCGACCGACACCGGCAAGCAGTATTTCGACACGACACTCGGCATGCCTATCTGGTGGGCCGGCGCCGGTTGGGTAGACGCGACAGGAGCACCCGCGTAGACGGGGGAAAGGACACGACATGCGAACCGACGACAAACCGAAGCCGCGCCCAGTACCCAAGGACTGGCCGCCGAAGGACGAGGACTAGATGGCAAGCGGCGGTGGTGGGGACACCTTCCCCGACGAACTGGACCCGATCACGGTTCCGTTGCCGATCCCGATCCCTCGGCCGCGCGAGGACGACCTCGTGGAGCTCACGTTCACCTTCACCAAGGGACTGGAGCGGCAGTACGGTGGCGGTGAGTTGGGTGAGGCGATGTCCGCGGCACGGTACGACTGGGCGTGTGAGGTCGCTGCCAACTCGTTCGGCCTGGTCGTCAACCAGAATACCGGCAAGCTGGAAGGCGCCTTGGCCATGATCGCCAACGCGGCTGCGAAGTACGCGGCGTTCCACCTGCCGTACACCAAGCAGGAGCCGCCACAACCCGTCCCGGCAAACCCTGGGGCGTTCACCCCGTTCTCCACCGAGGTTCTGACCGTGCTCGACGGCACCGCCGCGTTCCGTGGGTTCTGCGCCGGGGTCCACTCCCTGGACCCGGACGCGGTCGGCACCGTGGACGTCCAGTTCGGGCCGCTGTGGGGTAAGGGGCGCCCGCCTGGAGGGAACAAATGACCGAGCGCGAGTGGTACGACGGACCGTACCGAGTGATCGACGGCGTGGACACGCTGGGGCGCCGTCCACACCCCGCCCTCGGTGACATCATGGCCCACCGCAGCGGCGCCGTGATCCTCCGGTGTCCCAAGTGCCACGCGATGCAGTTCACCAGGGCCGAGGTGTACAACGCCAAGTCCTCGCCAACCCTGGACCGGCCGATCCACTGCGGCAGCGGCCACTGCAAGAAGTGCGGGATCTGGTTCACGATCACGAACGGGCGAGCAGCCGAGTGCGAACCTCCTGTACGACCTTCCCGTCCCATCCCGAAGAAGCTGGCCAAGGCAGGCGTCAAGCCGCCGCCCAAGCTCGAGATCGAACCCTCGGAGTCCTAATGCTCGGCGCGTACTCCACGCCCGCGAGCGGGTTCATGACCCTGGACCCTGTGGCCGACCTGGGGACCGACCCAGTGGTGGCGCTGTGGAAGGTGGGCGTGCGGGGCAAGGCGCCACTGGTCAAGGCCGAGGGGTACGCGATGGTCGTTATGGGCGGGGTCGGGGTGGTCCCGGTCCACGTCAACGCACGCACACTCCAGCAGGTCCGCCAGGAGGCCGTGAAGTGTCTCCCTATGGGGGAGGTCACGATCCTCCGTTCCCGGTTCAGGGGACGGCGCACGGTGTTTGAGAGGGTGGAGACGATCACCCCGATGCGACCAGCCGAGGCCGAGCTCAACGCCGCGGCGTCGATGGTTGGGCCGAGTGGTGTGCTGGTGGAGAAGGCCCTGTCCCCGCAGGATCCAGTGGACTCGCGCCTGATCGCCCAACGACTCGCCGGCCAGCTGCGATTCGCCGAGCGGGAGATCCTGGCGCCCAAGCTGGAGAAGTACGTTCGGCGCCTCAACATCGACTGGCCCAACCTGTCCGCCCAGGAGAGCGCGAAAAGACTGGCGATGATCCGGGGCGATCTCCGCAAGATGCTGGGGGCCGCCGCGAAGGACGTGATGCCGACGTGGCGCACCAAGGTGGAAACCAAGCTCCAGGGCGTGTTCACCAACGCACGCAAGGTGGTGCGGTCCAACTTCTTGCCGTCGGTGGGCCTGTCCCTGCGCCAGCCCGACCTCGTGGCGATCCAGACCATCGCCGATCAAAACGGGTGGTGGATGCGTGACGCAGCCGGCGTCCGGTCGGACAGGTTGACCGCACGTGCGCGGAACGTGGTGCAACAGGGGTTGCGGGACGGGCTGGGCCGCACCGAGATCGGTGCCGCACTCCAGAAGGCGATCCCCAAGGCGTGGCAGGCGATGGGGGCCAGGTACTTCACCGCGGTGGCGTCGGCGGCGATCAACCGCGCCAGGTCATACGCCGAGGTCAGCGGCTACATCGAGGTGGGCATCGAGGCTCTCGAGGTCCAGGCCGTCCTGGACGAACGCACCACAGAAATCTGCCGGTGCCTTGACGGGCAGATCATCGAGACGCACGTGGTGAGCCAGCAGATCGTCGGCGCGATGAACGTGGCGCGTCCCGAGGACATACGAGACGCTTCGCCGTTCCTCCGTGAGCGGGTGGACCAGAAGACCGGTGTCAAGTCCATCGTCACGGCCAACAACGGCACCAAGATCGCGGACGTGGTCCGCAGCGGCATGGGGCGCCTCGATGACCGCGGGATCTTCAAATACTACAAGGCCGGCAACCAACTGGCCGACGCCAACATCGGGCCGCCCCCGTACCACCACCTCTGCAGGTCGTGGACGATCCCGGTCACAACCACGGTGTCGGTGCCGCGCAACCAGATGCCCCGTGCCGGCGGCGGAGCTCCAGTGGCGCCAAAGATCGTGCCCAAGGGGGGCAAGGTGCCGAGCGGGGTCGGGCCGCGGCCGCAAATTGGTCACCCAGTTCCGTCCGCGGGCAAGCCAGTTCCAGTGGGCGATCCCGATCTGATCGAGAGGTATCCGTTCACCGAGGATTTCGTGGCGCCTAGCCGGTTGCACAAGCGGTGGTTCTCCAACCCGGCGACGGGCGAGATGAAGCCGGCGGCGGTCTATCAGCGATACCAGTACGACCAGGAGTACCGGGTGATCCGCGGCATGGCGAAACCGGCCCAGGTGGCCAAGGCGAAGGACCCGGTCAAGGACGTGCTGTCCGACCTGTCCAAGAAGCTCAACCTGTCCGCCGACACCAACGGCGTGGTGATGCACATCGAGAGGTTGGGCAGCGCGACCACGCGCCAGGTCGTGCTCGCCGAGACGGCACAACCCGCTGCCCACCGGGTCTACACCCTGCGCAGCAGCACCACCGGTGACCTCCAGTACATCAAGTTCAACAGCGATCTGCGGGTCGCGGCACGCCACGACATCAAGGCACTGAAGAAGGCCGCCACCGACGAGCGGATCGAGACGGTCCTGGCCAGGATGGAGAAGCGTGGGTACATTCAGCGCACCACCGATCCCTCCAAGGTCACGTTCGGCAAACCCGCGCCCAAGATGGCGCCCAAGTCCGGCCCAGGTCCCAAGCGTCCCACCGCGCCACCAAAGAAGAAGCCGAAGAAGAAGCCCACCGATCCCACGGTCAGGCCGAAGCCCAAGCCCAAGATCGAGGGGCCGAAAAAGAAGAAGCCGAAGAAGAAGCCGCCGGCGCCACCAAAGCCGCAACAGCCCGGCGCCGGGAAGGCGGCCGACTACAGCGAGTATGGCCTCCTCGATGGGGTGTCGGTGAAGAAGCAGCTGAAGGAGCGGATCAAGCGGGAAAGCGCACGGCTGTCCGACTACCTGGCCACCGAGACGGCCAAGATGCAGCGACGGTTCGGCCGTAACCTCCACAAGCACGAACGTGCTGCCAGGATCCGCGACTTCGTCCAGGCCGAGACGGGCAAGGTGAGGCGGTTCAACAAGGGGATCGTCAGCAAGCACACGGACAAGGTGTTCCAGGTCGAGACAGATGTGGTGCGCAAGGCCACGCAGCGGTCGGTCAAGGAGGGGTCGATGGGGGCGTTCGTCGCCCCGTCCAAGGTGGGGCTGCGCAAGGTGTCCCACGACGCCGCCGCCAAGCTGTACAACGAGGCGTTCGAGCACCTGTCCCAGCGGGTCATGGACGAGGCGCTGAAAAGGGGGCTGCCCAGGATCTTCAAGGCAACGCACGCCTACGACGGTGCCTACTACATGCAGAGCCTGAACGTGATCGTGCTTCCAGCAGATGCGAGCGCGACCCGGTTGTCCGCGATCTTCCGCCACGAGTTCGGGCACTACGTGGACACGTTGGGCAAGGGACTGGACGCGGCACTGGCGTTCCGCGATACCTACGCCACCCACGGTGGCAAGGTGTTCACCAAGACGTACTCCAGCGGCTACTCCTACCGGTACAAGCGCGGGAAGTGGGGTGACTCGTACTGCGGCCGCGTCTATAGTCACCGTGGCGCGGAAACCAACTCGGTGATGTCGGAGTCGTTCGCCGCCGATACCGCCGTCAACCCCAAGCTCAACGTGATGTACGATGCCAACCCGGATCACGTCGGCTACTACATGGCCCAGGCCAAGGGGAGCTTCATTCCATGACGGGTCAGATTCCGATCACGGACCGCAACGGTAACGTGGCGGCGATCCTGCGCTGGAAGGGCGGGGACAGGACCGGCAAGGGTGAATGGTGGTACGCCACCAAGGAGACGGAGAAGGCAATCACAAGGCTGCTCGAGGTCCGCGCCGATCTGGGAGGGGTGACGTTCTCGGACATGAGCATGGACGCCGGCGTGGTCAAGGGGTGGAAGGGTTTCTCGGGCAACTACCAGGCTCTTTGCCTGGCGCTGCCCAGCATCGGGCTGGACGTTGACGACGAACACGTCGACTGGCCGAGTTGACGATAGAGTTGACGAGATCCAGCAGAAAGGAGTAGGCTGTAGAAAATGGAAGTGCTAATCCAAAAGCCCATTGGCTCGGCGACGGGCGGTCCATTCGCGGACCTGATGCTGCAACCGCACCAGGCGAAGCGAGCGATGGCCATGTTCGAGAGGGTTCTCCGCGAGTCGTTCGACCACGACGAGAAGGTCATGGGCAAGGCCTTCCGGGAACGGGTTCAGACCGGGTCAGAGATGAAGAGGCGCGCCGAGAAGATGGCGCGTTGGTTCCGCGTGTTCCGCGGCGATCTTGGATACTCCATCTCCAGGATCGAGGCCGAGATGGGACGCGCGTTGCGCTGTGAACTGGACGGAGGAATCTACACGCCGGCTCCTGCGAGGGGTTCCTACGGCGTGCCGGAAGGAGACACCCAATGAACAAGAAATTTCTCGAGCTGGTGAAGCGTCAGGCCGTTCTCGCGGCCAAGAGCGCCCAGGACAAGCTGTCCAAGGAGGAGGCCGCCGAGTTGGCGAAGATCAGCGCGGCGATCAAGGCCGCGACCGAGGCCGACGAGGAGGCCGCGACCACCCTCAAGACCATGACCCTGGCCGAGTTCAAGGCGTGGCACGAGGACGCGGTCCAGAAGATCGAGGACGGCGACATGGACCTGCTGCCCCTGGTCAAGAAGAACCTGGCCCCGGTCAAGGCCCAGGGGGTCACCGACTCCGAGGGTCTGGTCGCTGTGGAACTGCCCGTGGAGAAGTCCGAGGCCGACGTGATCGCCGCCCTGGAGGATAGGATCGCCGCCCTGGAGGCCGCCAAGCAGGACGACATGGACGGGGCCGGCGACGGCGACGGCGACGAGAACGGTGGGGACGAGGGCGACGGTTCGCCCGAACCGGCACAGGGCAAACAGGGCGACAAGCCCACGGCCCAGGCTCTCGCCATGGAGGCCATCGACACCCTCCTGGAGAAGTACGGCAAGATCAAGGCCGCGATCGAGTCCGGTGAACTGACCAAGGACCAGCTGGACTCCCTGTGGGACGACTGGCCCCTCAAGGACGCGATCCGCACCAGCGCCGCGATCATGACCAAGTGCGACGAGCTCAAGGCTGCGGCCGAGGCGGTGCTGCCCGAGCTGGAGAAGCTGGACGACGGCGACGGTGGCGAGGGCGACGGCAACGACGGCGAGGACGGCGACGGCGACGAGAGCGACGGCGACGAGGGCGACGACGACGTCAGCAAGGCCTCGAGCGCGTGGTTCGGCGGGCGCGACCTGGCGGCCAAGGACCAGACACCCGAGGAGCAGGCGGCGCAGATCCGCAAAGCGAAGGAGCGCGGCCGCGACTAGCCCGCTGATCCCCTGGGAGGTACACCGTGGAAATCGGAATCTTCACATCGAGCCAGGAGAACGACGACGGCGTGCCGATCTCGTTCTTCGGTATGAGTGACGCGCAGATCCTTGACGCACTGTACAAGGCGGCCGTGGCCATCGCCGGACCGGGGATGGACTGTTTCGATCCACCGGCCGGGATGAAGGTGCGCAAGGTCGGCGCCGTCACAGTGGCCGGTGTGGACGACGAGTCGGTGTACGTGATCCAGGCGGACGACGAAGCCGCCAAGCCGGAGGGGGGGCGCGTGCCCCCCGGCTCCAATGGCACGTGGGCGATCCAGACCCTGATCTTCTCCAAGGACGAGTTCACCCTGGAGGAGGCGCGGAAGTGGGTCACCGATCACGACGGGTTCGGGGACTACGGGGTGGACGAGACGGAGACGTCGTACCGGTTCCGCCAGTACGACCCGCAGTTCTTCTCTGAGTACCGCACGATCACCGTGGACACGGGGATCAGCGCGGCCTACGGCAAGATCGACAAGGACACGGAGCGCAGCACCGATGAGGGGCAGAAGTCGCTGACCGACTCGATCAAGCGGTGGGAGGCCGTCCACGCGGTCAACAAGGGGATCATGGCCGCGGGGCTGCGGATCCTGACCGAGACTGCGACGATCAACAAGGCAGAGGACGGCGCCGAAGAACGGTTCGTCATGTCCCTGGTCCTGGAACCCAACGACGGTGAAGGCGACGCCCCGCTCAAGCCGGACACGCAGGGAGACATCTACAGCGCCGAGGACATCCGCAAGGCGGCACACGCCTGGATGGAGAACTACGGCGCGATCGATCTCCACCACTCGTGGAAGGCACTGGGCAAGGACAAGGTCCGCGTCCTGGAGTGCTACATCGCGCCGGTCGCCTTCACGCTGGGTGAGGGGGACAAAGCGTACGACATCATCAAAGGAACGTGGATGCTGGGCGTCCGCGTCGCCGACGACGACCTGTGGGCCGACGTCAAGGCCGGTGAACTCGGCGCCTACAGCATCGGCGGCACCGCG